TCATATAGACAATATACACCATAGTCATGGGCAACAGTTTGGTTACCCTCATATAACTGCCTTACTATTTTTAAATGATGACTATGAAGGTGGTGATTTTATTTTATGTGATGGTGAATATGAAGTACCTAAAAAGAAAGGTTCATGTATAATATTCCCTTCAAACTTTATGTACCCACATGAAGTAAAGTATGTATCAAAAGGAACAAGATATAGTGTAATGACTTGGATTATATGAGAAATATTATAATAACTAAAAAAGATGAAGTACATCTTCAAGTGGATGCCGAAGCTGATTTAAGGAGAGATTTATCATCTTACTTTACCTTTGAAGTGCCTGGTTATAAGTTTATGCCACAGTATAGAAGTAGAAGGTGGGATGGAAAAATTCGCCTGTTTTCCTACGCTAATGGTCAAATCTATACAGGTCTATATCCTTACATACTTAATTGGTGTAAAGAAAATGATGTAGAGATAATAGATAACACAGGCATAAAGGATGCCACACTAGATGATAAACTAGTAGATACATTTATCTCTAAACTAAAGATACCTTTTGAAGTAAGAGATTATCAGAAAGCTGCCTTTAAACATTCGTTAGTTAAGAGTAGATGTTTGTTATTATCGCCGACGGCCTCCGGAAAATCTTTAATAACCTATCTGATGGTTCGTTTTAATTTACTAAGATTAAAAGAGGAGAAAAACAATAAGATATTGATAATAGTTCCGACTACTTCTTTGGTTGAACAATTATATAAAGACTTTAATGATTATGGTTATAATAGTTTAAAGAATGTTCATAAGATATATCAAGGTCATGAAAAAGAAACAAACAAAAGAATTGTGATATCTACTTGGCAATCTATCTATCAAATGCCTAAAAATTGGTTTCAAGAATATGGTATGATAATAGGTGATGAGGCACATCTATTTAAAGCAGTATCACTAACAAAGATATTATCTAAACTTGTAGACTGTAAATATAGAGTAGGTCTTACAGGCACTTTAGATGATAGTAAAACACATAAGTTAGTTTTAGAAGGATTATTTGGTGCTGTAAACAGAGTTGTATCAACAGCAGAATTACAAGAAAAGAAACAGTTAGCTGCTTTAAAAATATATTGCCTTGTTCTGCAACATGACAAGTATTCTAGAGATTTTTTAAGAGAAAAAAGTTATCAAGAAGAAATGGATTTTCTTGTATCTTGTGAGTCTCGAAATAAATTTATAACCAATCTGTGTTCCGATTTACAAGGTAATTCTTTATGTTTATTTCAATATGTAGAAAAACATGGTATGTTATTAAAACAAATGATTGAAGATAAGGCAAAGAATAAACAAGTCTTTTTTGTATATGGTGGTGTAGAAGCTGAAGAAAGAGAAAGAATTAGAGAGATAACTGAGAAGTCTGATAATGCAATTATTATTGCCTCATATGGTACTTTTAGTACAGGTATTAATATTCGCAATTTACATAACATAGTCTTTAGTAGTCCTAGTAAAAGTAAAATAAGAAACTTACAGTCTATTGGTCGTGGTCTTAGATTAAAAGATAATAACTCTAGTGCAACATTATATGATATATCAGATGATTTAACACATAACGAAAAAGAGAACTATACTCTGGCCCACTTTAGAGAAAGGATAAATATTTACAACGAAGAAGGTTTTGATTACGAAATACATGATGTGGAGTTAAACAATGGAAGTTAAAACAGAAGAAAGTAAAGTAAAAGTATCTAAATCATTTGGTGTTAGAATCATTAAACTTATTAATGGTGATGATATTATTTGTGTTGTTCCTGCTGACAATAGACAGACGCCAGACGCTTCGCCTGTTTTGAGGGTGATAAAACCTTTATTGTTAAAATATGTGCCTTCTATGGAAGAAGATGGTTTAAGAGATTATATCGCTTTAGTTAAATGGACATCTTATTCTAACGATGAACTTATAAATCTTCCAAAAGATAAGATTATGACTATCACTAGTGCAAACGAAGCTATAAAAGAAAGTTATAAAAATGTTTCTAAAGCATATACAGGTGGTGAAACTGATAGTTTAAATCAGGAAGTTTATTCTAAAGAAAAGATGACTGATGAATTGTCTAACAAAATAAATGAAATCTTTGACACCTTGGATGATGATACAACCAAACATTAATCCTTACCTCCAAGCCTTCTCTGCACACGCAACACGCTAATTTTAACACAGATTTTTGAATCTGTCAATGGTGAAACGAATGAATATATATCAGAAAATGAAACTAATAATGGTACTTTCCTACACATTATCTATTGTAGGAATGTTTTTTATTACAACAAACTATTTCTTAGTTTCACTTGTTATGTGGATATTATTTACAATAGGTGTATCTGGTGGATATCACAAACTATTATCTCATAAACAATTTAAAACAGGCAATTTTTTTAAATACTTTTTAATATTCATAGGTACTATATCTGGGTTAGGTAGTAGTATCGCCTGGGTTTCACAACACAGGTTACATCATAGACACTCAGATGTCAAGGGTGAAGACCCATATTATCCACAAGAAAAACCTATACTAACAGGATTTCATGGTTTCTGGCCAGTCAAAACATTTAATCTAATGATAGTAAAAGACTTGATGAGAGACCCTATACAACTTTTTATACATAATCACTATTTTAAAATAATAACAATCTACATTTTATTGTTATTGTCAATCAACCCATTATTAGTTATCTATATGTGGGCGTTGCCATGTACCATGTATCTATTGTGTGTACACTTTGGTGTAGGTGTATTTGGTCATGGTCAACCAATAGAACTAGGTTGGAGAGAACATGATTTACCAGACAAAAGCATAAATAGTCATGTGCTTAATATATTTACATTAGGTGAGAGTTATCAAAACAATCATCATTTTGAACCTACTAAACTAATATGTGGTAGATATGATATGTTAGGTTATTTGATGAGAGCAATATCGAAATGACAAGTTATCAAATAGAAAACGCTAAACTATGTGCCTATCAAGGATTTTCTCTTATAGGCATAATTTATGGTTTATTCATTTTACCATTTTATCTATGGCTAATATTTTGCTTCGTAGGATGGTTTCTAGGTGGAGTTATAGGTCATGGTGTTGGTCTACATAGATATTGGGCTCATAGAAGTTTTGAAGTAAACAAATTTTGGCATTATGTATTATGCTTTCAATCAACAATGTGTGGTATGGGGTCGCCAGCTACATATGCAAGTGTACATTTAAGACATCACAAATATTCAGATACAGACAAAGACCCACATAGTCCTACACATAAAGGTAAACTATCAGTATTTTTTGGTTACTTTTTTAATATCTATGCTGTAGATTTATCGTATGCAAAAAGATTTTTAGTTAAATATCCAGAACAGAAATTTGTACATCAACACTATAACAAGTTTCATGTAGTATACATTACATTATTATTTTTAATTAATCCTATTTTATTATATCCATTATATTTCTTCCCTATAATATGGGCAGTTTTATTTGGTGCAATCGTAAATGTATTTAATCATTTACCTGATGAAGGGGTATCAAATAAGAAATGGATTGAATGGTTATTAGCAGGTGAAGGGTGGCATAAAGAACATCATTATAGAGCTACAGCAACTTATCCTTTTCCTGACTTTTCAGGTACCATTATAAAACTTATAGGTGAACCAAAGGTTAAGTATCGTGTCCGTCAACCATAAACTAGGAATTCTACATATACTAATTTGGCTAGGTGCATTATCTAGTTTCTTTATATTGTCATTAACTGAATGGTTAATATGTATGTTTATAGGTTGGGTGTTAGGACTTGTCGCACAACCAATAGCAATACACAGATATTTCACACACAAGGCATTTAAAACAAATAAATTTTGGCATTACTTCTTATTTCTACATGCTATTTTAGCAAGTGAAGGTTCACCATTAATGTATAAGTCTATACACTTGACACATCATAGACATACAGATAGTAATAAAGACCCACATAGTCCAAAGTATAATGGAAAACTAGATACATTCTTTCCATACTTTAACTTTAAAAAAGATTTAAATATAAACCTATTAAGTGCAAGAGACTTATTAAAAGACAAAGAACATATTTTTGTAGACAAACATTACTTCAAAATTCATTTATTTTATTTCTGTCTCCTGCTTGCAATTAATCCAATTTTAGTGTATCCTTTCTATATATTTACAGCATTAGTATCAATAGTGGGTGGTGGATATATAAACACATTCTGTCATTATCCAGATTATCCACAAGATAAATGGTTATATACAGTACTGTTTGCTGATGGTCACCATAAATATCATCATGATAATCCAGCAGATTACTATGTGCCGTTTACAATATGGACAAATACATTTATAAAACTAATAAAAACCAACTGACCATTGACATAAAGTATAATATGGAGTATAATGAATAACATGAAATCAGATAAGAAAAAAGAACATTATGTAAATAATAAAGAGTTTTTAGCCGCAATGGTTGAATACAGAAAGTTATGTAGTGAGGCAGAAGAATCTGGCGAAGCAAAACCACCTGTAACAAACTATATCGGAGAATGCTTTTTAAAAATTGCAAACCATTTATCATATAGACCAAACTTTATAAATTATACATTTAGAGATGATATGATATCTGATGGTATTGAAAACTGTCTACAGTATCTTGACAATTTCAATCCTGAAAAATCAAACAATCCTTTTGCATATTTTACACAAATAATATACTATGCATTTGTAAGAAGAATACAAAAAGAAAAGAAACAATCAGAGATTAAAAGTAGATTGATATTTGAAGGAAACTATGATGAATTTTCACTAAATGATGGTGAAGACAGAGATTTTAGAAATCAGTTTTCCGACTTTCTACAAAAGAATACTATACTTGACATGCCTAAACCTAAAGCTAAAAAGAAAAAGGAAGTTAAGAAAGGAAGACTTGAATACTTTTATTAGATTATGAAAATTGCACTATTGAACGATACTCATTTCGGAGTAAGAAATGATTCACCTGCCTTTATGGAATATCAAAACAAATTCTATGATGAATTGTTTTTTCCATATCTAGAAGAACATAAAATCAAATGCCTAGTACATCTAGGTGATGTTGTTGATAGAAGAAAGTTTATTAACTTCAACACAGCACACAACTTTCAACAAAAATTTTGGCGAAGATTGTGGGATATGAAGATAGATACTCATATAATTTTAGGCAACCATGATACTTATTATAAGAATACTAATGAAGTTAATGCAATGCAACAACTCATTACAACATTTGATGGTAAGGCAGAACCATGGATTTATTCATCACCAAAAGAAATGATATTTGATGGACTAAAAATATTATTAGTGCCTTGGATATGTGATGACAATTATGATGAAAGTGTAAACATGATACAAAACTCCACAGCTCAGATATGCATGGGCCATTTAGAAGTAAAAGGATTTGAAATGCATAAAGGATTTTTCAATGACCATGGTTTAGAAAAGAACTTATTTAAAAGATTTGAAAAGGTTATCTCTGGACACTTTCATAAGAAATCAGATGATGGTCAGATATATTATTGTGGTACACAGTATGAAATGACTTGGAACGATTATAAGTGTCCAAAAGGATTTCATATATTTGATACTCAAACAAGAGAATTAACTAGAGTACCTAATCCATTAAGAATGTTTAGAAAGATTTATTATGATGATAAACAAACTGATTATTCAAAAGAAGATGTATCAAAATATGATAATACACATATTAAGATATTTGTAACCAACAAGACTGATAATAATATGTTTGAATCCTTTGTTAATAAATTACATACAGAGATAAATGCACACGAACTTACCATTATTGATGAAGATACATCAGACATTACAGCTTCAGTTAGAGATGACATTTTAGACCAAGGAGAAGACACATTGACATTCTTAGGTAATTATGTAGAACAAATAGATACTGATTTAGATAGGGCCAAACTTAAACAGTTTATTAATAATCTTTACAAAGAGGTTAACGAATGATTCATTTTAAGAAGGTTGAATGGAAAAACTTCTTATCTACAGGCCAAACACCAATAGAAATAGATTTAGATAAATCGCCAACTACATTAATTATTGGTAAAAATGGTTCTGGTAAATCTACACTATTAGACGCTCTATGTTTTGCATTGTTTAATAGACCATTTAGAATAATCAAGAAAGACCAAATAGTAAATTCTATAAATGATTCAGACTGTGAGGTCAAAGTATCATTTTCCGTTGGTACAAAAAACTATACAGTTATCCGTGGTATCAAACCAAATAAGTTTGAAATATACGATGGTGATACATTGGTAAATCAAGACGCTTCAAATGTAGATTATCAAAAATATCTAGAACAAAATATTATGAAATTGAATTATCGTTCATTCATTCAAGTCGTATTATTAGGTTCTTCATCGTATGAGCCGTTCATGAAGATGAAACCAAGATACAGGCGTGATGTTGTAGAAGAAATTCTTGATATTAAAGTTTTTACACAAATGGACTTGATTTTACGTTCCCAACAGAGCGAGCTGGCAAAAAAAGTCATCGAGGTAAGGCATTCCTGCGATTTAATTGATAGTCGGTATGCACTACAGTACGAGCATTACGAAAGTCTCAGGAGGCGTACAGGAGAGGCGGAGGGAAGGTCTCGTACAAAAATTGAACAAAATCAAGAGGCGGATAGACTATATAGACTAAAATTAAAAGAAATTGATGAAAAGATAGCAAAACATCAGGCAATTGTAGAACAAAAGCCAAAAGTTACAAAAAAAGTAAATGAATTAAGCAAACTTGAAGCTAAGATTGAAAACAATTTAAATAATCATAAAAAGACATTATCATTTTTTGAAGAACATGATGATTGTCCTGTATGCACACAGAATATACCATCAGAATTAAAAGATAAAAAGATTACAGAAGAAAAACAGACAATAGATAAATTAGAAAAAGGCCTGCAAGAGTTAACAGGAGAAATAGTTAAAGTAGAATCTAAGGTTACTGAAATGGATGCTGTATCTAAAAAGATTCAAGACCTAAATGTAGAGGTTGCAAAAATTAATACCTCATTATCTGAATTGAAAAAACATAGTGATAGTATAAGTGAAGATATTGAAACTCTAGATGATGGAGAATCTTCAGAACAATTAGAAAAAGAACTAGAACAATTAAAAGAAGACCTTAAAAAGGCAAAATCTGAATTAACCTCTGTAACAGAAGAAAAGGATTATGTAGATGTAGTTAGAGAGATATTATCTGATAAGGGGGCTCGTGCAAACATTATCAAGAAATATCTACCTATCATGAATAATCTAATAAACAAGTATCTACAAGATATGGACTTTTTTGTCTCATTTCACTTAGATGAAGAATTTAACGAAACAGTTAAAAGTAGAAACAGAGATAAATTTAATTATAACAATTTTAGTGAAGGTGAAAAAATGCGAATTGATTTGGCATTACTGTTTACCTGGCGTTCTATTGCGAAACTTAAAAACAGTACAAACACAAATCTATTAATATTAGATGAGATATTTGATAGTAGTTTAGATGGTCAAGGTACTGAAGACTTCTTTAAAATTATTGGTGCTCTTAAAAACGAAAATGTTTTTATAATATCACATAAAGGAGATATTCTATTTGACAAGTTTACAAACATAGTCTCATTTGAAAAAGAACACAACTTCACGAGGTTACAAAATGTCTAATGATTTAAAATTAATACCACCATCAGACCCAAGAGTACAATGTGCAATAGCACCCATGCAAGATGAAATGTTAGAAGAACATGGATTTGAAGATAGAGAAGCATTATCTAAAAAAATGATTGCAGCTATGCAAGCTATGGGTGGTGTAGGTCTAACATGTAATCAGGTGGGATTGCCTTTCAATTTCTTTTGTATTGGTGGCCATCCTGATATCGAATCAGGGTTGACATTAAAGTGTTTTAACCCTATAATAGTATCTTCAGGTGATGAAGAAATCAACATGACTGAAGGTTGTCTCACATTTCCTTTTGTGTTTCTTAATCTTAAAAGACCAAGAAAGATTGTAGTCAAATACGAAGATGAAAAGGGCGATTTAAAAGAGGCACACTTAGATGGTATCATGAGTAGAATTTTTCAACATGAGATGGACCATATATTAGGAAGAACATTTACTGAACATGCAAGTCAACTCAAATTGGAAAGAGCATTTAAAAAAGCAGAAAAACAATTTGATAAATTACAAAGAGCAAGAAGATGATGATAATATTAACAACCTTATTAATACTTATTTTAGTATTTGTATCAATAATGCATAATCGACCAGATTGGTGGTCATCACTTACTCATTGGTTACATATTAGAACTTCTATGTTAAGGCCAGAAATTAGCATATGTGAATTGATAATACTACTATTGGTATTAGCTATATTCGTTAAATTATATTTTTAGATTATGACAACAGCAGAAAAAATAGATATACACCAAAAACAAGACTTAGATTTTGTTGAAAGTGAATGGAAGAAATGGCAAGATGAGAATGATGTCTCAACGATAGAAGATGTTGATGAATCATTTTTAAGAGAAACTATTGTCAAAGACCTATCATTTGTATCTAAAATGACAGTACAAGAATATACACTATTTCAAAAGTGGGCAGAAGTACATAAGAAATATCCAACAACAAACGCTAATACATTATTTGGTGATGAAGTTTTAATGGAAAATCCAGAACAAAAGAAGATGGTTCAAGAAGTTAAAAACAATATATGGATTCCAGAATCACCAGAAGATTATGAAAAGTTAGAACCGGTATTAGAGTTTACAGATGATACCGAAAAACGGTTTAATGGTAAATCTGTACGAGGCAATTTATCAGAAAAGTGGAACACACTTAGAACATTTTTATCTACTATGAAAAACAACTCAAACATAGGTAGACAATTATTTTTTATAGTCAAAGATAATGTATCAGGAAAATATCTTGGTGTAATTTGTATATCAGGCGATTTTATGGATTTAGGGCCTAGAGATAAGGCAATAGGTTGGGAAAGACACGCTAAAACATTTGATGGTATGATTAATCACACGGCTATAGGTTCATCTATTGTACCAACACAACCACTAGGTTATAGTTACACAGGTGGTAAACTATTAGCATATCTATGTTTATCTGATGATGTACAAAGATTATGGGAAGAAAAGTATGGTGATAAATTAGTAGGTGTAACAACAACATCTTTATATGGTAAATCTAAAAATCATGGTTTAAGTCAATATGATGGATTGAAGTATTGGAAAAGAATGGGATTTACTGAAGGTTCTGTATCATTTGAACCACAGAAAGAAACAAAAGATTTAATTAAACAATGGTTGAAAAAGAATCACACAAGAAAATATTGGGAATGGTATGAGGCAACAAGACCAAATGGCCAACCACTAAAAAGAGACCACAAGAATAGGTCTTATATGTTCACCTATTCTAGACTTGATGTACCAAAAGATATTGTAAAGACTGACCATTGTCGTGGTATTTACTTTACAAAGTTATATGAAAATACATATGAATATTTAAGAGGTGAAATCAAAGAAGACCAATTAAAGAAAAGATTTGATTCATCTACAGAAGCATTAGTAGAAGTATGGAAAAAGAAACATGCAAGTAAAAGAGTTAAATCATTACTAGAAAGAGGACAGTTTTCAAAAGATACACATTTTTATAATGATATAATATTTTTAGATTGGGAAGAAACAAAGACTAAATATTTACAGGATGTAGGAAGATGATAAAGAAAAAAGATTATGAACTTATAAAATCATTTATTCATATGAGCATAGTGCCTATGTGTGTAAAAAACTTGTGGTTGAAAGATAAAGGTTTTAGAAAGTTCTTTTTTAATGAAAGTAAAAGATAATAGACATAGACACCACCCCAAAAGTATAGCACTTGTAACAGGTGGTTTTGACTTGATAAACTCAGGGCATATTCAATATCTCAAATCAGCAGCTGCTCTTGCAGACTATCTAATTGTAGGTGTAAATTCCGATGAATGGTTAACAAAAAATAAAGGTAGACCACACATGCATATAGAAGATAGAATTGCACTTCTAAATGAAATGTTAGTTGTAGATGAAGTTATAACTTTTGATGATACAGATGGTACAGCTTGCAATGCTATAGAAAAGGTGAAAGAGTTATATAAAGACCCATTTAATAATAAATTTCACATACCATTAATTTTCTGCAATGGTGGTGATAAAACACCAGAAAATATTCCTGAATTAGAAAAATATAAAGATGATAAAAATATTAGTTTTAGATTTGATGTAGGCACACCACCTGTAAATGAGAATAATTCTCATTATCAATATACTGATGAAGATGACGGATATCCTGACTAAAAAAAAGCAAAAAACGCTTGACATCTACTCCAAGACCTGTATAATCCTAGATATAACATTAGGAGTGTACTATGACAATACGAAAAAAACAAGATACCAATAAGATTGTTGTTGATTTGACAGGACAGGATGGTAATGCATGTTGTCTGATAAAACTAGCCAGCGACCTTTGTAAGAAACTCAAGCGTGAGAATAAATTAAATTACAATTTCGATAACATCTATAAACAAATGACAGGTGGAGATTATGAAAATCTTGTTCAAACATTTGACATGTATTTTGGTAGTTTCGTTATACTAGAAAGATAATATGCCAAAAAGTATGCACTTAGTTCCTGGCATGACCAGCCTAGTAACTAAAAAAAGAAAAATAAAAATTACTAAGAAAAAAATGCTTGAATTAAAAGAAGAGCATAGACTTCATAATAAGAAATATAAAAAAGACCCACATCTAGCACCAGTTATGGTAATGGATTTTGATACTTATGTAAAGTGGCGTTTTGGTAAACTTAAAACTAAAAAGAAAAAATCTACAGAACAATATATACCCACCTGTACAGGAACAAAAATACATAAACAAACTAAAGTTGAGCCTCATGTATGTGCAAGAAAAGAACCTAAAGTATATGATGGTGAAAGAAAACTTATTGGTATTGGTATATTACACAAGTCAAATCTTGTACCTATTTTTGATGAAGAACATGCGAAAGATTTATCAAAGATGAGAAGATAAACTTAACAAAAGTTTAACACAAAATAGAGTTTTTAAATACTAAATATTTTTGATTAAAAAAAGGAGTTATTATGAAAAAAGTATTAATCGTACCCTTACTTTTATCCCTATCAAGTGTGGCCTTCTCTGGTCCTTATATAATGTCAAAACATGAATTTAAAATGAAAGACACAAATTATGATAAGACAATTAATCATATTCGATTCGGCAATAGTTGGAATTTAGATGGTCTTAAATTATATGGAGAATTAGGCGTTGTAGAAGAAGTTAGACATGGTTCTGATATCTTTGATGGCAAAGCAGGAACATCATATCAATTCGGTTTCAGTAAAAAAATTACAGATAACTTTTCATGGAAAGGTAAGTGGGAAGGAACAGAATTTCATGATTCAAATAATTCACATAAAATAGAAATTAAGACTAAATGGAAATTCTAAAAAAAATTAGAAACTATATTTTTAGATTAGTTGCAATAGCTGTAGCTTGTTACATACCAACAGTTATAATAGTAGGACTATTATTTGACCTTGGATATTATGATAAAGATACAAATGCATTACCTGTGTTTGTATCATTATTTTTAGTAACAACCACCATTGACTTTTTTAGAAATATTGATTATACTAGAGTTAAATCTATTATAAATAGAATTAGAGGTCGCCATAATGGGACTTCTAAAACTAAACTTGCTTAATAAAAGGAGAAAAATATGACTTATTTTAATCAATTAAGACCGTACACTATTGGCTTCGATGAAGTCTTTAGACATTTTGAAGACATAATGGAACATCAACATGTTCCAAATTACCCACCATACGATATAGTCAAAACAGGCGATTATACACATTGTGTAGAGATGGCATTGGCTGGCTATTCTAAGGCAGAAGTAGATGTAATCGTAGAAGAAAATAGATTAACTATTAAATCTTCAGATATACCTACAACAACCAAACCAAAAGATAATGTTGTTCACAAGGGCATTGCTAAAAGGGCATTTAAAAGAGTGTTTACTTTAGCAGAGGATGTCGTTGTCAATGACGCTGTATTAAAAGATGGTTTACTTAGAGTGGAACTTGAAAGAGTTGTACCCGAAGAAAAGAAACCAAGAGTAATCAAAATCAAGTAAATAAAAAAGTATCGCCTCACGCTTGACATTTCTTGTGTGAGGTGATATACTACTTGTACAAATAAAAATGTAGCAAGAAGCCTAACATAACTGGCAGTTACATACAACAAATGAAAGAAGCCTAGCGAAAGCAGGCAAAGGAGCTAAAATGAATACAAATGTAGAAATTCTGTCATCAAAGCTTTCAGAAGTTTTAGGATTACAGCAACAAGTTGATTTAATAGATAAATCAGTAAATGACAATTCAGTAGTTGTCAACACTCTTAAACAAAAAGAGTTTTCTCAATCAAATTTAAACACATTAAAAAAATTGGTTATAGAAGACGCTTGGCCTGAGTTATATGGTGATGAATTGCCTGAGGGTATAAAATTTACCGGTTTTGACTTAATGTCTATGTATGAACTTGAAGAGGCAATTAAAGAATCATATGGTAGTCAGGAAGCGAGAGCAGGTGAAAATTCAGAATTTGATAATATCAAAAACGATATTATTACTAATGGCTATAAACTGAGATATCCACCAATTGCTGTTGCAGTATATGAAGACGGTAGTAAAAAAATTATTACTGGTAAAACAAGAACAAAAATACTAAACAATAATTGTAAATTCACTAATGCAATTGTATCTTTATATAAAGTTTATAGTAAAAGAACTTTATTAACACAATCTATTAGATTTAATTGTATTGATGTTCCATCAGGTAAATCAAAAGCAGCTGATGTTATTGGTGTTGCTAGTGAATTAATTAGTGATGGTTTATTAAAGAAAACACATCAAGCGATTAAAGAATGGATTTTTGAGGCTACAGGAAATGGTCCTTTTACAGATAATTATAAAGAGCATTTAGCTGTAACCATTTTAAATAATGTAAGTACAAGACCTCAAATTTATTCTTGGAGACCAGAAAACATTAGTGAGTGGATGACAAAACATGGTTTTAAAAAGGCATATGAACAATATCCAGGAGCAGGACTAGAAAAAAAATCATCTGTTTATGTTGATACAAAACACGGTAAAAAACACATGAATGATTTTTTATATATGGTTTGTGCTTCTTCATCATATACTAAAAATATGTATAGTGCAGCTCAAATAATGTCTAACTCACATTTTCAAGGTAAAACATTAAGAGTTATTGTACATACAAGTACATTACCTGATTCTACAAATACAAAGGATTTAAAAGATGTATTTGATTTAAGAATCAAAGAACACAATACAGAATGGAAGTCTATGTTAAATAGTTATTCAGAAGTTTTTTATAATGAGGCTAAAGTAAAAACAAATGTGGTATTGTTTGGTTCTTTACCAGCAATTAAACAAATCCACGATATGGATTCTGTTGTGGAATTTTAATTAAAATGAATGGCCGTCCTAGACTTGACATTTAGGATGGTTTCTGTATAATGAACAATGTGAAGGTAGTTTAATGTAAAACATTTTACTTCCAGTAAAAAGATGATAGTGAAAATCTATCCCTTCACTCCAATTAAATTATGAACAAGTGAGGTAATATGAACTTATCAAGTGATACAATCAATGTACTAAAAAACTTTTCTGACATCAATCAGAACATTTTAGTAAAGACAGGAAATACATTACAAACTATTTCCACGATGAAAAATATTTTAGCAGAAGCTGAGATTTCAGAAAACTTTGAACAAGAGTTTGCAATATATAATCTATCAGAGTTTTTAAGGTCTGTTGAGTTGTTTAACAAACCATCTTTAGGATTTAATGGTGGTTCTGCTGTAACAATATCAGATGAAGGCACAAAACGAAATGTTAAATATTATTTTGCAGATAAATCTGTAATCGTTGCACCTGAAAAATCAATAACAATGCCAGATACATTTGTATCGTTTACACTTAAAAAAGAATCATTTGCTGATTTAATGAAAGGTGTATTGACATTGAATCTACCAGACATATCAGTTATTGGTGATGGTAGTACAATTAAATTGCATGGTGCTGATAGAAAAAATAGTACATCAAACACATATTCAGTTGATGTTGGTGAAACAGATAAAACATTTAAGGCACATTTTAAATCTGAAAACTTTAAAATGGTACAAGATGATTATGATGTTTCTATCTCATCACAAAAAATTAGTCATTTTGTAAACCGTAATAGAGCAGTAAAATATTGGATTGCTTTAGAACCAGATAGTGAATTTTAATCATTATCTTTTTATTATTTAATTATGTTTAATGTGAGGTTTATAATATGTCAGACTTTCTATGGGTGGAAAAGTACCGTCCAAAAAAGATAGAAGATTGTATCTTACCAGAAGATACTAAAAAAACTTTCCTTGAGTTTTTAAAACAAGGCGAAATACCTAACTTGTTATTATCAGGCACGGCCGGTACAGGTAAAACTACCGTTGCTCGTGCCTTGTGCGAAACATTAGGTGTAGATTATATCATTATCAACGGTTCTGATGAAGGCAGACACATAGATACTTTAAGAAACAAAATTCAAAACTTTGCTTCTACAGTATCTTTAACTGAAGATTCAAAACACAAAGTAGTGATTATAGATGAGGCAGATTATATGAATGCCGAATCTGTTCAACCCGCTCTAAGAAACTTCTTAGAAACATTCCATTCTAATTGTAGATTTATATTTACATGTAACTACAAAGCAAAACTAATCGAACCACTTCATAGTCGTTGTACCACAATAGATTTTAGAATTACTAATGGTCAAGTTAAGAAGACAGCTATGGCCTTTCTTAAAAGAATATGCACAATTCTAAAAGATGAAGGTATAGAATATGATGAAAAGGTATTAGTTGAATTAATACAAAAACATTATCCTGATTTTAGAAGAACAATAAATGAATTGCAAAGATATTCTGTTCGTGGTAAAATAGATAATGGTATCTTATTTAATCTAGAAGAAGCAAATCACAAAGAACTCATTGCAACATTAAAAGAAAAAAGGTTTAATGATATGAGAAAGTGGGTCGTGCAAAATCTAGATAAAGAACCTGCAAGTTTATTTACAAGTCTTTATAAAGTACTTCAAACATCACTTGCACCCAATTCAGTACCACAAGCGATATTAATAATCGCAGGTTATCAATACAAGGCAGCCTTTGTTGCTGACCAAGAGATTAATATGGTCGCTTGTTTAACTGAGATAATGGCAGGATGTAAATTTAAATAATGGAATCTTGCTGGTTTATAAAAAATGCACTTAGTAAACAAGAGGTAATTGACCTCAATAATTTCATAGAAAATAATTATGAATGTATTGAACCATTGGAAACTGGAGCTAGGACAGATGAAGGAAATATTAAAAAGAATTTTCAACCCAAAGGCATTTCTTGGGGCAAAGTTAAATCTAATTTAGAAGATACCGTAGACAAAATTTATTCTATAAATCAACAGGTTATAGGTTGCGATTTATTTGAAATGAGAAACGATAACCCAATATTATTAAATGAATATACAACAAAAAAGAAATATGATTGGCACATAGACGGTAGCGCTTCAGATAAATTTGATGTGAAACTCACAGCATTAATCAATATGTCTACAGAGCCATATTCTGGAGGCAAGTTTGAGATACAATTTAATAATCAACAACATGTTCGTGAATTAGATGATACAGGCAGTTTAGTAATAATCCGTTCACACACATTGCATAGAGTTACGCCAGTAACAAAAGGTACAAGAAAATCATTGACAATTTTTTTATCAGGACCTAAATGGAGATAAGATGTACGAACTTAAAGATTACCTTAATGCAATCAATTTTACCAAAGAACCTTTATTGTCTTCTGATGATAGAGAATGGATAAAAAAATATCCAGCATTTATTATAAACAAGTGTTTATCTATGCATTGGGATTGCATTGCACAGGCCAATGAGATGAATGGTTATCATTTTCTTGATAAAGAAGTACAATTCTCCTTTTATATAAATAGTATTCGTAAAGGAAAGCGATATGGTGGCAAATGGCTATCACAAAAAAAGTTGAAAGACTTGGACTATGTGAAAGAATATTATGGCTATAGTAATGAGAAAGCAAGAGAGGCTCTCACAATACTCACCAAAGAGCAAGTCGAAACTATAAAATTAGCCCTTGACAAAGGTGGGAGAAAAAGGAAATGAGTGAAGAATTTAGTTGGTCATCTGATAGTATGTTGGAAGTTACTATCAAACAACCAGATGATTTTTTGAAAATAAGAGAAACATTAACACGAATCGGTGTTGCAAGTCGTAAAGAAAAAATATTATATCAATCTTGTCATATTTTACATAAACAAGGTAAGTATTTTATTGTACACTTCAAAGAACTATTTGCTTTAGATGGTAAAACATCTACATTAAGTGAGAATGATGTTCAAAGAAGAAATACAATTGCTATTTTACTACAAGATTGGAATCTAATAGACATTGTTAAAAAGGAAGAATCAGAAAACAAAGCACCTTTAAGTCAAATTAAAGTGTTGCCTTTCAAAGAAAAAGGCGAATGGACTTTATCAGCAAAATACAACATAGGTAAAAAAGTAGAAGATGGAAGTACCGAAGTTTAAAGATTTTATAACTGAAGCAAAAGATGATGGCAAATGTCGAATACTTATTGTTACAGATGAACCAGAAGAAGCAAAGACCTTTCATACAGCTGACCGTTTACAACAAGAAGCAAAAAAGTTAGGTTGGGATTTTTATCTATATAAACTAACAAAAGGTTATGTTTCATACGAAGACGGTATTCGCAGAGTACATAATGCAAAAGATAAAAAAGGATTTGTTATGGACCCTAAAGATACCATTGCATTATTTAGAGGCTCGATTGTTCGTAAAGATAGTTGGATGGATTTAATATCCATGTTAGAAAAAGATGGTGTTTGCTGTGTCAATAGCAGAGATAGTATAGAAATCTGTACAGACAAATATAGAACATCATTAAAACTAGCTGAATATGGTTTAAGACAGCCCAAGTCAGTTATCGTATCTGATAAAGATAATATAAAAGAAGACTTTGAAAAACTTGATACCGATTATCCTATAATCTTGAAGACACTAAGAGGTTCAAAAGGGGTTGGTGTATTATTCATTGATAGTGAAAAAGGTCTTGATTCTATTGTACAATTAATTTATAAACAAGATGAAGATTCTGATTTACAATTACAAGAATATATTAAAACAGATTATGATGTAAGGGTATTAGTATTAGGTGGTAAAATACTTGCTACAATGAAAAGACCTGTAGTTGAAGGTGATTTTAGAAGTAATGTATCACAAGGCTCAAAACCAGAAGAATTAGAATTGACAGAAT